AAGTATTTATATGATGTATTAAATACTGCAGTTAACATAGATGAAGACATTGAAATAACACAGGCTATTAAACTGCAAATAGATTCATTAATGCAGTTATATCAACAAGAATTAAAAAGGATTAGTGAGATAAAATGAAACAAAAGCAGTTACACGAACTAATTCAATCACACCATCCTGAAATGAAAGAAGGTGAAATAAGGCTACGCCTGAATAATGCATTAAAAGAGTTTTGTAGAAAAACAAGAATATTACAAGGTGCATTCAAGTTTACAACTGTATCTGGTCAAAGATATTATGGGTTAGATGAAAAAATTATAGAAATAACAAGTGTTGACTATGATGGTGAGTCTATAGAAAGACTATCAGGCAGACCTGACAAAAGAGATTTAACATGAAGATTTATTTTATTGAACGTGATGCAATTGCTATTGCAGAAACAAGTGATAGGGTAACATTTACGAGTGTTACTGAGGCAAAAGAAGTTACTTTATTTTGTGTAAAAGAAGATGAAGAGTTTGTATCTGACAATACATCTGCTAGTGGAATAGGCATGAACGAAGAACCAAATATAGCAGATGAGTTTCACGAAGCATTAGCATACAGAGTTATACAACAAGGTTACGAAAGAAAACCTGAAGAAATACAATTAGCAGCATACTTTAAACAACAGTTTAATGAAACAGTTAGAGAAGCTAAAAAGTCTGCTAATAAAAACTATGATGGAAGTGGTTATGCAATAAGAGGCTATGATTACTAATGAGTTATGTTTCTAGAAAACCAAAAACAAACAATAGTATTGGAGATTCTTTTTGGCAAAACGTTTCACAAGAATGGCGTTTTATTGATGCTATAACAAAGAATGGTCTTGATTTTAAAATAGATCAATATGCATTAACTCAGAAACTATTAAAATACTCAAAGCCTACTTACACAGTTCCATCTGATTATGTTGCTCCAGCAAGAAATGAAGTATCAATACCAACAACAACAATGACGAGTGTATAATGTCTAGTTTATATAATAAAAAAGTAAGAGAAACCTTTCCAGATTTATTAACTGTATTAGGCAGTTCTGTTGGAGAAGGATTAACCACATCTGCTAAAAGAATATTTGATGGAGATGGCACAGGTAGTGCATTATTGTTAAGCACAACTACACTTCAAGTAGATGGAACACTTAATTTAAAAGAGCAATCATCGGAACCAAGTAATCCTAGCGTTGGAGATTTGGCTTTTATAAATGATGATTTGTATATAGCCAAGCAATAGGAGATCATTATGGCAACATGGAAAAAAGTCATTACAGTAGATGATGACGCTAATTATAAAAATGAATCAATAACACTAGCACAACTAGATGCAGGATTAGATGGTGAATCTGGTTATGGTGCTAATAAAGTACTAAAAGTTAATAGCTCTGGTAATGCTATTGAATGGGCAGATGATAATGCTACTACAACTATAGGAGCATTAACAGATGTAAGTATATCTAGTGTAGCAGATAATGAAGTATTAGCATATGATAATAGCTCTAGTGAATTTATAAACCAGACTGCTGCTGAAGCAGGGTTACAAACTGCACTTACGTTTGGGGCCTCTAGTGGGAATGCAGTAAAAGTTGTTACTGGAATAGGTGCAGATATAGATGCGAATGATTTTGCTGTGTTTACACACGATGCAGGAAATGCTTCTGCAGGATTAAAAGGTCTTAGTGCACAAGAAGTTAGAACAGCTATTAGTGCTCATGCAAGTGGCGGTGGTTCAAGTCTTGATTTTCAAGCACAAAATTTAACAGTCTCTGGAGATTTAACAGTAACTGGCACTACAATAAGTACAGCTACAGAAAATATTAAAATAGAAGATTCTGTAATGACTGTTAATAGTGGTGTTGCAAGTGGTAACACTGCTGCAGATGGTGGTTTTATTGTTGAAAGAGGAACAGATGGAGATACAGCAGGTTTGGTTGGAACTAATGGTCACAATGTAGGTATAGGATTTGATGAGTCTGCAGGATACTTTAGGTTTAGTTCTGGTAGTTCTACTAGTGCATTTAATTTTGTAGCAGATATTCCCTCAGCAACAAATCATGCAACAAATACAGCACCATCTAATGACGATATAGGACCAATAGGTTCAATACACGTTGCTACAGATTCTGATTCTGTATATATCAGAGTTGATTAATGTCAAAGATAACAACTGTTAAAAACAATAAAGAATCGTTTACTGTTAAAGATACAGACTTTTTATTAAAGCTTATTATGAGGTCAACCTTTGACGGTGCTGATATAGACATAGCGTACAATGTTCTTAAAAAACTAACTGAACTACATAGGTCTAAACTTGAAAGTTGATTTATCAATAGATGATTTAAGCATTCTTAAACAAGCATTAGAAACCATGACAATACGAGGTAAGGATGCCATGTTTGTAGGAAAGTTATTAGAAAAGATTACAACTTGTTTTGATAAAGAGTTAGCCAAGGAATCTAAATAATGCCTAGTTGGAAAAAAGTAGCGTTAGCTGATGTAACTAATACATTTACTTCTGACCAAATAGTTGATGGTGGAACTACATCAAGATTAATTATAAATAGTTCTACCCACAATGCAAGTGTAGCTAATGAAGCAAGACTGCAACTTGGATTTGGTCATTCTGGTGCACCTGATGCTGTAGGCTATGTTAAACTAACCGAGAATGCTACCAATTCATTTGATGGTACAATAACTATAGGTGTACCATATAATAATGGTTCTGGTGGTAGTGCTACAAGAGATGCACTTACTATAAGACAAACAGGTGATGTTACTTTTTTTCAACACGCTAATTTTCCTGATAATGGTAAAGCTTTGTTTGGAGCATCAAACGATTTACAGATATACCATACTGGAACACATAGTTATATAAATGAAGGCGGTACTGGTAACCTAATTATTTATCAAGGTTCAAATACAGCAGTATTTAGTCCAACTGCAGTTACTATTAATCGTAATGCTACTTTTTCTGGAAATATAAATATAGGCGATGACAAAGCATTATCGCTTGGAGCAAGTGACAGTTCTCAAATATTTAATACTGGTTCACATTTATTTATAAGAAATAATACCTCTGACCAAGATATAATATTCCAAGTTAATGATGGTGGCTCTACTCAAACAGAGGTAATGAGAATAGATGCTTCTTCATCATCGGTTGGCATCGGAACAGATAATCCAAGAAAGATATTTCATAGCTACAGTGGTTCTGGCGTTAATATTGTAGGTTTGTTTGAAAGTTCAGATAATCAAGCATTAATTGCTTTTAGAGATAACACTACTGGTGATGATAACCATGTAATGATTGGAGCAAATGGAACATCATTTCAAGTATCAACTGATAATACAACTGCACTCACCATAGACTCCAGTCAACGCATTGGTATTGGAACGTCAAGTCCTTCTGATTACCATTCATTGGCAGATAATTTAGTTGTAGCAAGTTCAGGAGATACTGGAATTAGTATTGTATCTGGCACAAGCAGTGATGGTAGGATATTTTTTGCAGATGGCACAAGTGGTGGTGACGAGTCAAGAGGCCACATAAGATATAATCATGATGATAACAGTATGCACCTTGTTACTAATGATGCTGGTTCTGCACTCACCATAGACTCAAGCCAACGAGTTGGTATAGGTACAACAAGTCCTTCAAAAAAATTAGAAGTAGATGGCAGTTATAACTTAGGCTCAAATGCTTTTATTAATTACAATGCTACTTATCCATATACAATTAATGTAGAAAACACTGCAGGAGTTGGAAACTTAACATTTCAAGCAGGAACTGGGTCTACTGGTTTTAAATCTAAAATAGAATTACAAGGTGGCAATACAGCCACTGATGCATCTATTACACTTACTACCGCTGATAGTGCTAGAATGACTATTTTGAACAACGGTAAAGTTGGTATTGGTACAAATATTCCTGATACAAAATTGCAGATTAGAGGAGATTTTGATGGCTCAAGTGGGTTTCCTAATACAAATCCAAATAAGGGATTAAATATATCAAAACACACAGGAGTTCAATCAGATTATGGTCTTAACGATAAATTTGGAATAACATTTACATCTGCATCTAATTTAGATACAGATTACGCAATTGCTGGTATTTATGGTCAAGTTTCAGGTGTTTCTAGTTATGTCGGTGGTAATATAGTATTTGCAAGTAGATTAGAAACAGAAGCTACTCTTAGTGAAAAAATGATTATTACCAGTGATGGTAAGGTCGGCATAGGGACTACAAGTCCTTCAGAATTATTAGAAGTAAAACACGCCAGTAATACTAATAAAACAAGACTTAAAATTGTTGGTGGTACTAAAGGTTTTACACTTGGCAAGACTGGTCAAGCACAAAGCTATGCTCATTTAAGACCTATGAGCGATGGTCAAGTTATGGCAATGAGACTAATGCCACATACAAGTGACCAAGATACTTTTCTAGAACTATGGGGTCACGATTACGAAACAGATACAACTAATTTTGCTAGAGGTATGCTTATTTTAAAGCAGTCAGATGGAAATGCATTTCAAATAGTATCTGATAGTAATGGTTCTGAAAGTGTAGGCCCTATTGAATTTATTATAGAAAATGGTCAAGAGCCTTCTATGTCAGTTAAGGCTGATGGTACTGTAGCAATAAATAAGAATACTGATGGTGTTACTGGTGCATTGACAATATCCAATAATCAAGCTGCAGCATCAAGCAGTACCAACGAAGCAGTACAAATGTTATTTGGTTTGTCTGGTCAAGCTGATTCAGGAGTTATTAGAGTTGGCAAAGATGAAGATTATACTTCTGTTGGTGCAACTAGTTCTTTTATGTCTTTTTATACAAAAGCAGACGGAACTACTAGTGAAGTTATGCGATTTAAAAAACACATTGGGTTAGGAATAGGAACAACTAATCCATCTGAAAAATTACACGTTGTAGGCACTATAAAAGCTCAACATAGTTCAGATACTGCTGATTATGTTAAAATGCTTCACGATGGAACTGATGGTCATTTATTATCCAATAGAGGTCAATTAAGGCTTAGTAGTCAAAGTGGTATAGATGCTTTAAAAATTGATTCTTCTGGTAACGTTAGCCTTACAAACAATTTGTCATTGACAAATGGAAGTCCAGTAATGTACATGAGTGGTAGCTCAGGTGACCACATGAGGTTTGGATGGGCAGAAGGAGACCCTGATGTTGCTTATTGGAGATTCTATCAAAACTCTGGATTGACTGCATCTATTACTATGGATGCTATTACAGAAAACACTGCAGGTGGTAGAATAGAATTTAATAGCGGTGCATCAGAAGTAGCTATGGCATCTATAGGTACTTATGGTGTTTTTTTAGGGAGGGATGCAGTTGGTCAACAAACAACTACAGAACTTGGTGGATTTGGAGTTTTATCTTCAAATGGTCAAAGGTACGGTAATTACGGTTGGCTAACATTTAATGCACCTACAACTAACTTTACAGCCAGTTCAAGAGGTTGGGCATTAACTAATGGTTATAAAGCACATAGTTTCGCAATATTAAAATCTAGTACTGCAAGTACCGAGCCTAGCTTGACTACTAACGGTGAGGTAGATAGTGGCACTACTGCACCTTTAGTTATTAATAATGCTGGAAACATTGGCATAGGAACAGGTGCACCAGATTCAAGTCATATGTTGACTATTAAGACATCTTTAACTGGTGGAGACTGGATTTTAGGTCAGCAATCAGATGGCGGTCAAGGTTTTAGAATTTTAGCCGATAGTGGCGATGATGCTGTTTTTGAATTAGGCAGTGCATCTACAAGTGATATGGTTGTATTACGAGCAGATGGAGACAGTCATTTTATGGGTGGAAATGTTGCTATAGGTACAAAAAGTCCTGATTCTCAATTTCATCTTCATGGTTCAACTGGTATAAGATTAACAGATAGTAATCAAAATGCTAACGAATATGCAGAAATAAAATACGATAATGCAGGGAATACAAATTTATATATAAACAATGATTGGACTAATTCAAATGCATTAATCAACTTTCAGTTAGCAGGTTCAACAAAAATGGTAGTTAGGGGTGACGGGAATATTGGAGTTGGAACAACAAGTCCTGCACACCTTCTACATGTAGAAGGTGCATATAGCAGTGCTTGGTTAGCAAAGTTTAAAAATACAGGAGCTACGAATGCTTATGGATTGCAAATAGATACAACTGCTAATACAACTGCAGGTGAGTTTTCTCTTGGAGTTTATACAGGTACAGGCACTGGAATGTTTGTAACTAGCGATGGTAAGGTCGGTATTGGTACAACAAGTCCTTCATATAAACTAGATATTACTGGCCCTGCTACAGAAAATGGTTCTACACTTAGACTTAATGATGTAGTAGCAAGTAAAAACTCAAAGCACTTATTAATACAAAGGTCTAGTTCTACTGCTAGTATAGGGATAGCAGGTTCTCAACCTAATGACCCACTATGGATTTCAAGAAGTGGTGGTTATGATTTAATGGTTGCAAGTGGAGGGAATGTTGGTATAGGGACAACTCAGCCTGATAAAACACTTCATGTTTCTAGTTCTGATAATGTGCTTACTACAATAGAAAGTACAACTACTCACGCTACTGTTAGATTAATTGACCCAGATACAAGCAATGAGGCTACGCTAACTAGGGTAGGAGACAATCTGGAAATAGTAAAAGATGGTGGTAATGTTAGTATTGGTAAAGACAATCCTACACAAGCACTTGATGTACAGGGTAGCATTATATCTAGTGGTGTACTTCTTGCACCAACCTATGCAACATTTATTCACAGTTTTACAGATGACATGGGAACATCAGGACATTTTATACCTTGGAATAGTAGTGCTGAAACAACAGGAAATGATTTTAGTTCTACCTCATTTGTTGTGCCAATGAATATGACATTAGTGAAATTATATGTAAGAATTGAAACTATTTCAAACCTTGGCTCTCATACTCTTACTGCTACTTTAATTAGTAAACCAGATGGTAGCATTACAAACACTACAGTGGCAAGTGCTAGTAAATCAGTTAACGCTGCTAGTAGTGGCAGAAATCAAATATTTACAGAGGCAAATTTTAGTAACCCACCTAATTTAACAAAAGGGCAAATGGGTTCAATAAAACTCAAATTCGGTAGTGATATAGGTGGAAGCACTGACTTTTTTATTACTAGCGTATGGGAAATGGATAACAATACAATATAGGAGTAAAACCATGAAAGGTTATGCACAAAAAAAGAAAGACAAAAAGTGGTCTGTTGGAAAAACCAAAGAAGTGGTTTCTCCTGCAGTATCAGAAGTAAAAGACGAAAAGGGCGTTGTAGTTCGTGAAGCGAAAGCTGAAGAATCTAGAGAGCTCATTCAATTAAGTAAGAAACGCTATGACCCAGAAACAGGTAAAGCACTTGAAGATTATAAAGAAGTAGTATCTGAAGGTGTTTGTGATAATGCTGTTGCTGACATAGATAATCAGATTGCTGAATTAACTGCACAAAAAGAAGGTTGGGAAGCCTTGAAAGCAGATATTAAAGCACTTAAATAAAAGGATAACATAATGCCAGATAAAAAAGAAAAAGAAAGTCAGGTAGTTGTCATTAACGATGTGGAATACAAAGTAGATGACCTAACGGAACCTCAAGTAATGTTAGTAAACCATGTATGGGATTTAGATAGAAAACTTGCAAGTAGCAAGTTTAATCTTGACCAATTGCAAGGTGGTCGTGAACATTTTATGAAAAAGTTAGAAGCGGAGTTAGAGAATGGCAAGAGTGATGATGCTGTTGAATCTAGCTAACATTAGTTGTAGTGGTGGTTGGTCAGTGGGTGGGTATGAACTCACCCCTGCCGACACAAGTAATCCTAGTGTATTTATAGAAATAATGGATAAAGATTCAGTAATTCATTATTATCATGGAAATTTATATGAATCATCTAATTGGTGTTGGTTACATCAAAAATTTGAAATAGTAAAAAGAGTAGATGAGTGAAAAACCAAATACCGCCAGAAGCTATCGCACTACCATTCTTGATGATAATGCCATTGTTTCTATTAATCTTAAATGGCTTGCCCAAGGTCTCGTTTTGGTTGCAGCTTTGGTATATGGTTATTTACAGATTGAAGGTAGGATTAAGACATTGGAAAATAAACTGGTGGAAGCTGATAGCACGATTAGGAGTTTACTTGATAAACACAGCATCGAAGAAGAACGAAAACGGGCCGAATTGGAAAGTAAGCTTTCATTCTATGAAAAGGAATTGAATCTTAACCCTTTTAGTTGGGGTAAAAAGAAACGGAAATAATTATGGATTTTATGGCAGTATATGGTGAAGCAGGAATGATAGGCGTAGTAGGCGTTATGTTCGTTTATTTAGTTATGTCTTTAAGTAAAAAGTCTGAAGCTCAACAAGAAGCTTTAGAAAATCTTAAAGTAGAAAACAAAGGTCAATCTGAAACTCTTGAAAATATGGAAGGTATGGTTATTAAATTAATTGCAAGATGGAACCAGTCTGACGACAAACTCGATAGGAAGTTTGACGGACTTACTAAAGAAATAAATGATTTAGATAATCAAGTGTCTAGAATAGAAGGCTCACTTAGTAGAATAAATGGAAAACATTAATGGCACACGATAAAGATATATTGGCAATGATGGTAAAGTTTAACGAAAGGCAACGAACCATATTTAATACTTTACATAGAATTGAAAAGCATTTAGAAAAGTTAAATGGAAAGGTAGCTAACCACGAAACTTCTATAGCCAAGTTACAAACAGTTGGTGCAGTAGCTGTAGTTAGTATACCAATAATCGTAAACGTAATAATGAGGATAGTGTAATGTTAGCAAAGTTAATAGCAGATGATCTGTTGTCAGATGAAAATGGTGCAGAGGTTATTGCTGAAATAAATAAAGCAGTAGATATACCCATCATATCAGAAAAAACAGAACAAAAAATATTAGAAGCACTTTGGAAAGTAATTAAAGGTGTTCTTCTAAAAAAGATTGGTGTCTAATGCCTGCCAAAAGAAAATCTACTAAAAGGTCTTATAAGACTCCTGCATGGCAAAGAAAAGCAGGTAAGAATCCTAAAGGTGGATTAAATGCTAAAGGTAGAGCATCTGCTAAGAGGCAAGGTAGTAATTTAAAACCACCTCTTAGCAAAGGCACTAGTCCAAGAAGAGTAAGTTTTGCTGCAAGGTTTGCAGGAATGAAAGGCCCTATGAAAGACTCAAAGGGTAGACCTACAAGAAAAGCATTAGCTTTAAAAAAGTGGGGATTTAGTTCTGTTGCTGCAGCAAGAGCATTTGCAAATAGACATAAAAAGAAAAAAAAGTAGGAATACTATGCCAAGAAAAAAGAAAAAGAAAGGCTTGTATGCAAACATACATGCAAAACGTAAACGAATCAAAGCTGGTAGTGGTGAAAAAATGAGAAAACCCGGATCTAAGGGTGCACCAACTGCAGCAAATTTTAAACGAGCTGCTAAAACAGCTAAGAAAAGAAAGCCAAGGAAAAGGAGATAATTATGCCTTACGGAAAAGGAACATATGGTTCTAAAAAAGGTAGACCACCAAAGAAAAAGAAACCGGCTAAAAAGAAAGGTAAGTCAATGCTTACTAAAAAGCAAAAGACATTGCCTAAAAAACTTCAACGTATGATTGTTAAATCAAAAAAGAAGAAGAAATAATAATGCCTAGGTTTGGAAGAAGAAGTAAACAAAGATTGCAAGGTGTTGATGCTAGACTTGTTAATGTTCTTAATGAAGTTGTTAAATACTTTGACATTACTGTAATAGAAGGTCTTAGGAGTCAGGAAAGACAAAATGAACTGGTTGCTAAAGGTCTAAGTAAAACAAAGTATGGTAAGCATGTACAAGGCAAAGCAGTTGATATTTCGCCATATCCGATAGATTGGGATGCTAGGGATGACTTCCATTACCTTGGTGGTTTTGTGCTTGCTACAGCAGCTTCTATGGGCATTAAGATACGTTGGGGTGGAGATTGGAACGCTAGTTCTTTGTATAAAGGTAAACGTACAACAAAAGATAATAAGTTTGACGATCTTGTACATTTTGAATTGTTGGATTAAATGAAAAGAGCAATAGTTATACCAGATCAACATTTTCCTATACATGACGAAGATGCAGTCAATGTAACTCTTCAAGCTATAGAATACATAAAACCAGAAATATTTATTAATCTTGGTGACGTAGGAGAATGGAATAGTGTATCTGCATGGAGATTTAAAGGTAAGCGGTTACCTAATCTTGAACATCAGCTTATAGATGTAGATAAAGAAATTGAAGCTGTTAATGCTGGTATAGATATGTTTGACAAATCCTTAGATAAAATAAAGTGTGAGGAGCGATACATTCTTGCAGGAAACCATGATGAATGGCTAGATCATTTTGTTGATAAACATCCATACTTAAAAGGTTACAGATTTAGAGATGCATGTAAATGGAAAGAACGTGGTTATAAATATTATGCATATAATAAACCTTTAAAGTTGGGTAAAGTAAACTTTATACATGGAGCTTACGCTACAACATACCATGCTAAAAAACATCTAGAAGCTTATGGATCAAACATAGTCTATGGACACACTCACGATATTCAGAGACATAGTTTGACTAAATTAGATTCTGGTACAATTGCAGCATGGTCTATGGGTTGTTTAAAAGATATGTCACCGGGTAAAAACAAATGGTTAAAAGGTAGATTGCATAACTGGAATCATTGTTTTGGTATTGTAACATTCTTTGATAGACCAAAAGGTAACTTTCAGATAGAACAGATAGAAATTGTAAAAGGTCAATGTACGCTATGGGGAGAACAGTTTAATGCCTAAACGAATTTTACAATTAAATGATTTTAGTGGCGGTCTTAATGTGGAAAGAGATATAGCTGATATTGCAAACAATGAAGTAGGTGTAGCTGAAAATGTTATGTTCAATATCTATGGAGGTGTGCAACCATCTTACAGTATGAATCAAACTGCTAATAAGGTTACTGCATATCAAAGCTCAAATATACAAACAGTAGAACCCGGATATGGTCTTGGTTACTTTGAAACAGATAGAGTTAGAGATGCTCAAACTATTGCAGTAACAACTAACATACAAGGTGTAGTAAACATTACAGATGGTTCTGTAACTGGAACTCCTAATGGTTTTGTTGGATTAAAGCATAATACAGGTGGAGAGTATAAAGAGTTAATGCATTATGCTAGTGGTTCACAAGTAAATCTAACAACCAGTTTTTCAATAGGAACTATTATAAAAATAGTAGGTGTTAGTTTTACTGGTGCTGTTATGACACAACAAGGACAAGGTTTGTATACTGTTGTAGAACACAATGGTAATAATTTAATATTAAATAGAAAAATAAGAATAACCCCCGGAGAACCTCCTAATAATAATAACCAAACATTTTGGGGAGCTACTATTACAGGTCACAAAATGGGTGACAACTTAATATTCTTAGCACATCCTTCTGTACATAAAGTAGATGTGTTTTCTACAGATGCTAGTGCTTGGCAAACTAATGCGATAACATTAAGAAATAGTGCTAGTGGTACTAATTCTAAAATGTTATTTATAAAAGGTGGAGACAATATACGTTCTATAGACACTGCAGATAAAAATGACAGCACTATTCAATGGTATGGTTTTATACAAAAAGAACATTTTAGAGATTTATCTAATACAAAAACATCTGATACTCAATCAATTACAGGGTATTTTGCAAGAAATAATAAATTAAGTAGACCAACAGAAACTACTCTTAGTTCTGCTATAGCTGCTAATACTAATGCTATAGGTAATAACACTAGTTATCCATCAGCAGATGCAGGTTTTAGACTAAAGGTAACTACTGTACAACAAGATGGAGCTATACCTAAAGGAACTAAAGTAGACCCAGATGGAAGTAGTGATACATATGAGTATGAATTTGCATCATCATTTATATATGATGGTAATCAAGAATCATTACTAACAAAATATTCTACTACACATAATACAGGAGATAATGATTTAAAACAATTAGCAATAAACATTACTGTTAAAGCACCTTTTACTGAAGGAAGAAGAGTAACAGGTGGTAGGATATATGCAAGACCTGTAGATAGTGATGATGAATTTATTATGGTATTAGACATACATTTAACTAAAGGGTGTAGAACAAAATTATCTGATGATTATACTAAATGGCATGATGCAGGAAGCAATCAATACAATTGTCCTACTGCTACAGGGTCAGGTGACTTTATAATATCTGAGTTTGGTTTACTTACGTATGAAGTGTTAAATGGTTTTTCATCAAGTATATATAGTAATTATATAGGCGAAGCAGGTGAACATTTTAAAGATGCAGTTGTTGCAAACAACAGAGTTTTTGTATGCAATGTAACTATGGCAGATGAAGATACAGGTATAGACAAAGCAAACTCTTTTGATAATTCAATATTAAAGTCTTTTCCTGATAGGATTATGTATTCGATGCCTAATCGTTTTGATACGTTTCCGTATCATAATTTTATAGAAGCTGCTAAAGCAGATGCAGATGTGTACGTAGCGTTAGAAGCATATGCAGATAGGTTGTTAGCATATAAAAATAAAAGTTTAGATATAATTAATATATCAGGAGATGATCGTAATTGGTTTCTAGAAGACAGTAAACAGTATCAAGGTGTATTGCATCCAGAGGCTGTAAAGAAAACACAATATGGAGTTATATGGGTAAACAAGCAAGGACTTCATATGTACAATGGTCAAACAATAGTTAATCTAAAAGATAACAAAATAAGTGACACTGTATGGGAAGCTCATGTAACAAACCTTTCTAGTATTATATATGATGAACAAGAGTCTATGGCATTTGTTATAAAGAACATGAGCAATAATGGCGATGCTTATATGGTTGATTTACGTAAAGGCAACTTTACTTTAATTAAAAACTTTGTAAATGTTGCTAATGATGGAGTAACAAACTCTGTAGATACAGATAGTAATAACACACTTCTTGCTGCAGATACTGGAAACAATGTAGATGTTTATCAGTTTAATAGACAGGTAGTTGCAGCAGTTAGCAAACTAACAACAAAGGCATTTGATTTTGGTAGTGTGCATCAAGTTAAAAAAGTATATGCAATACATGTTACTTACAAATCAGATCAGGTATTAACAGGTAAGTTTTCTCTATTAGAAGAAGATGGTACTAGTACACCTTTAAGTGGTACAGTTGCATCTGCTACAAGCAATTGGGCAAAAGTAAAACTTACTCCGTCAGCACCAGTTGTATGTAATAAACTATCAGTAAAATTAGATAGTACATCAACAAGTGCTAAAGTGTATATTAATGATATTGGAATAGAGTACAGAATCATTCATAAGAAAGGTTCATAATGGATAGAGTATCAAGATTTATTAACAATAAAAAACAAGATAAGATACGTGTAGTAAACTCACAACCATCTATACAGTCTATGAGAGAAGGTGAAGAAGTATTGTTCTTTACTAAAGATGGAAAGCTTTCTAGGTATAGAAAAGAACGTGGTCAGCTATGGCGATCAGATATGGTTAAAGCAGGATAAGAGGTAGTTATGTCAATAGAAAATTTATTTTTAACACAACAAATGAGAGAAACTCAAAGAAATCTTGAGAATCGTTTAGAAGAAGAAGAAGCTAGACAAAGAAAAGGTGGTCTTTTCAGTTCTGTTGGAAGTGGTTTAGGCGGATTTTTAGGAGGCATTGGTGGAACAATGTTAGGTGCAGCACTAGCTCCTATAACTGGTGGTTTAAGCTTAGCTGCTACTGCTGGTTTAACAGGGCTAGGTGCTACAGCAGGGTCACTTGCAGGTTCTAGAGTAGGATTAGAATTAGGAGATGGCAAGCGATCTGATGCTGTTGATTTAGGAATGAATAGAAGTGCTGTAACAGGTGAAGAAAGAGAATTTGGTCAAGACATAAAAGATAGATACAGAAGAGGAATAAATGATTTTCAAGACTCTCTAAATAATAGAATACTATCAAGTGCTTTACAAACAGGTATTAAAGCAGCAGCATTTGCTTATGGTGGTGGAGCGTTAAATAAACCTACAATGGCAGAAGGCACTGTTGTAGATGCATCAGGTAATGTAGTGGATATTCCTAAAGCTAATATAGCTGGTGCACAAGCATATCAACCTGCAAGTATGGGTGGTTCAGCAAGGATTAATGCTAGTCAATTGCCTGCACCTAGTGTAGCTCCTAGAGTTAATCCTTCACTTACTACTACCACTGCTCCTGCAATAACTACAGCAAAACCACAACCAACTAATTTATTTGATCAGGCTATGATATCTCAACCTGATTTACCTGCAATGTCTAATCCTACTGTAGGTCAAGTTTTTGATAACTTTTCTAGACAAGCAGAATTAGCTCAGTTTCCTAATTCGTTTACTGGGCCTTTAGCTAATAACATGATACCTAATCAAAACAATCAACTTTTTCAATATATAACAGATTTTAGAGGGAGACCCTAATGGCACATTCACCATATCATTTTGACTGGAACGTTACACCGTCAGGTTTAGAACCACCTGTTAGCACAGAATCACCTGAACAATTTTTAGAAGAGTTTTCTAATATTACTGTAGATGGATTAAGAGACGAAGATCGAATATTTTTACCAAATATGGGTCAGATGAAACAAAACATAGCTATGTCTAGATTTGGATTAGGAAATGCTATGGCTGCACAAAAATTAGCTGGCACAAATAACCTTATAAATATGACTGCTGGAATTGGTGTTAATAGTATGGGGGAAGGTTTTGGTAGAAGACAGTCAGCTTTAACACAGGGGTTTAGAGACTTTAATCAACAACAACAAGCACAGCTTCAACAAAATATAGCAAGTTTTAGATCAGATGTTTTAGGTGAACAATTTCGTACTCAAGATGCATTAACTACAGCTTTAGGCAACTTAATACAAAGCGGTGAAAATGATGATTTAACCGTTACACCTTCTGGGCCACCTCTTCCTTCCTTTACTACAGTTCCTACAGATTATCAAGGAGATTCAATTCTTGTAAATGGAACTAGATTACTTTGGACAGGATCAGGGTATGCTCTTGCTAATATGCCAAACGTAAATAGACCGATTTATTCGGGTACTGGTGGTTAAACAATAAAATTAAATAGGAGTTAATTATGGCAGTAGATCCAGCATTAGTAGGCTTTGATGTAGTAAATACATTACAAGATACATTACTTAATTATGTAATGGCTAATAGAAGAATGCAACAACAAGACAGACAGTTCAGAACTCAAATGGATTTTCAACGAGATCAATTAAAAGATAGTAGAGAAAGATTTGATATTACTACTGCTTTTAGAACTAGAGCAGAACAAGATGCTTTAAATGCTCGTAAAGCTGATAAGGCTTTTGCATCTAGTTTATTAAGAGAAAAACAAAGTAAAGAAGAGTTTGCTGATTATCAAAGAAAAATGAAAGAATATGCAAATATTAGAGAAGAAGGAGATTTTAATCCTTTTAAAAATGAAGAAGATTATATGGAAGAATTTAGGGAAATAACTCCTGAGTTTCCTGTTTATAGAGCAAATAAACTTCCTTCTTTTTATAGTGGTTTACCTAGCTTTGGCTTAGACTATTTATTACGCAGTGAAACTAATCCTGAGCAAATACTTTTTAATGCTCAGATGCAAAACTTAATACAAAAAGGACAATAAAATGGATCCAATGTTAGTACTACAATTAATAGATAATTATAATAGAAACCCTCAAAGATACACAGATGAAGAAGCAGAGTTTATAGCTATGCTATCTAAACAAATGGGTGCAAGTTTTAAAAGAGAAGATAAATCTATTCGCAAAGGTTTGTTTGATCTTGTTGATACTGCTGTATTAGGTGCTATACCTAATACTTTAAGACCACGTTCTAGGGGTGAATCTGTTTATGGTGAAACAGGTATGGAAAAGTTTACTAGTGGTGCAGGTTCTTTACTTGGGTTAGCAGGTGGCTTAATAGGTGGATATGGTGCAGCAAGAGGAATTATAGGTTCTGGTGTACCACAACGTGCAGGTAGAGGTATCATCAATTATGGAAGAAATACTATGGGTAGAATGAATCCATTTTTAGGCATAGGTAATGTAGGTACTATTATAGGATAATGGCATCTCCTTATGAATCTTATAAAGTACGTGAGTTAGTAACAGCGTACCGATCAGATCCTACTATGTTTACAGATGATCAATTAGATCAACTGGAAGCATTAGCTTACGATAATGGAATAAACTTTAAACGTATTAATAGTGAGTTTAATCTAAATAGAGCTGTAAGACAGGCACAAGCAGGTTTTATAGAAGGGTTTAGTACCTTTGATTTAATACCTGAATCTCCTAGAAACACAGGAGAAGCTATCTTTAGACAGTTAGGACACCTTGCAGGATTTGCACCGGGTATATTAAAAGCTCCTGTAATGGGTCTATCTAAAATAGCACAAAGAGTAACTGGAAAGAAAACACGTAACCAGTTTACTGAATCTGTCTTAGAAGGT